ATTTGAGCCTTTGTCATTCTTTGCTAGGAGATTAGTCCCGAAGAACTCGTATGCTCCTTTTAACACCCACGCATATTGCTTTGCTCTGTGGATGTCTTTTCCCCAATGTTGTGTTTCTGTTTTCATACTGCGAATATCTACGCCTTTTTTGGTTTTATCGACACACGTTCTGTCAGTTTTCTGTCATTTACTATCTCTTTTGCCTCTAAGAGTTGTAGCTTGTGGATTCTCATGTAATTACTAATTGTCTCTCGTTCCCCGACTAAACGGGTGCAACAGTTATATAAGTCCATTATCTTCCCTAACTTCTGACGCATATCCCCTACATCGTTGCCAGACCTTAACCTCTTGTCATAGATGTCCACCATGCTTTCTAGTACTAATTTCGCATCAAGCATCACCTCGTAAGGGTCAAACTCAAACCCGTCTAAGTCGAATATCTCAGGATCGTACGGTTGTCTCATAGAAGTGTTAAGTTCTTCTGCTCCACCGTACAAATGGTATCATTGTGATGCCCCCCGTGAGCAACAATTAATATATCAATCATCGCGAACCCGCGAGTCAACCCGATGCCATTGCTATTCCAACCAAAACACAAAACATACCCTGTTGGCTTTACGATTCGGGCGATTTCTTTCTTTATCTTCGCCCAGAATGAGGCTTGTGTTGTTTCGAAGTTTACTGTCCTGCCTAGCCTTTTGTAAACCTCTGATACTTGCCTAGGGCTGTAAGGAGGGTCAAACAGTACGACGTCTACACTATCCCTGCCGAACGTCCTAACAAAGTCTAGTGCATCCATATTGTAGTCGCACCCAAATGAATCATCAAGGTCGTTTGTGATAGTAGCGAACTTGTTGCTATTAGCAAACGGATCAACACTTACAACGCCTTCGCCACAATACTGAGAGACAAGCCGCCATATTGGGGGGATGTCAAAAGTGTTCTTATTGGGCATTGCCCACTCTCTACGAGCTTTCATCTATCTCTCTTATTAGTTTCTTTATTTTACTTAGTTCGTCTAGCCTAGCATAGCTGCTATTCTCAGTACTGCCATATACATGACTTATGCGTCCTGCTAAATACTCCCTAATAGCTTGTAATTTCCTCTCTGCTGTCATTCCACTTTTCGTTTATTGCTTTCTGTAATATATCCGTGCAGCCAAAAATAAACCGCCTACCGTCAAATGTCCCCTCGTAAGGTATGTCAATAGGATTCTCTTTCCCGCCTGTCTTGTGAGACTTGATTTTTGCCGTCCACAGCTTCGTGACGTTCCAGTCCTCCGCATCCTGCTTGTACCTATGTACTACTATCATGTCATCTGTCCTGTTCTCAAACATCCCACCATGTTCTACGTCTGCTGCATTCGGAGGAGATACCTGATTGGCGTACCTGTGGTCATCCTTGTGCCTACGCCTCTTAGCGTCAGTGCCAGGATGTACACAAAGATACAACGCCACATCTCTATTATCTCTCCATTGCCGCAAATCCGTCAGCGCATCGTAGTTGTAATCATACCCACTCTTATACTTCCCCTTGTCTTTGTCTTTCTTTAAGCTACTCCAAGGGTCAATAATCACTGCATGGTAGTCATCTGACAATCTTCTGTCCATTGCATCCATAATACCATATACAGACGTAGGCTTAGAGGTGTCTACGAAGTCCATATAGCGACTTACTCGGTCGTAGGTATCCGTAACTACCTCTGCGGGTAATGAGGGGATATCAGCCCCCAAAACAGCCTCCATGCACATCATCATCAACTCCCCTTCTGAGTTCTCACTACTCCATACAAGGGTTTTTTTCTCTTGCAGGATAGACTGAACAAGCGTTAAGTAAGTTATTAACGTGGTTTTACCCGACCCAGAGTTCCCTAAGAGTACCGTGAAGTTCTTTTTATACAGCCACCATTTATCAATGACCTCAGAACCCCACGATTCCCCTAGTTTAATCTCGCCTCTGCGATATTTGTGTATGAACTCTAGCTCTTTGCTCATTCCCACTCCCTCTTTAAGTCATCTACTTTTACCCCACACTTATTCTCAAACTCTCTCTCAGACAATGATACGCCAGTGTACTTTATCTCAGACATTGGTCGCTGCACATTGCGCTTGAACGGTTCTTTGTTCGGGTTGTAAATCATACAAAAACAAATCTTACTTGTCGTTCTTAATAGCAACCTCCCCTGCTCATCATCTCTTGAGTTCCTTTGGGGGACTACATACTTCTTTTTGCCGTACCGCCAACCGAGCAACGTCCGCTTCACAGGATACCTCTGTTTGTAATATACTTGATGTATCATACTACTCCGTCATTCCAATGTCCAATATAGAATACTCCGCGATTTGGTTCTTCGTCATAAGCGTACATTAGGTCGTATTTATCCGAATAATTAAGCCTTAGAAGCACTACGTTACTCCAAGACTCAGGTTCTGCATTTGGGGTTTCGAATGCCATACTAGACCCCAACAGGTAATTAAACTTTATCTTTTTCTTAGGCTTTTCTGCCTTGCAGTCTTGCCCAAATACTCTCGTCTTTGTCATAGTGCTTCTACTTTGTCTACGATTTCTGAGAACTTCTCTGCTGCTCCTTGAACCTGACTGAGGTCAATCATTCCCTCGCAAGCTAGGTCATTAGCATACGACACCACAACGCTACCATGCTTGATGTTCTTTGCCATGTGCGCATACTCGATCGACTTTGACTCAATTTCGCTCATCTCAATCTTGCCCGCTAGACATAACTTCTTTGCCCACGATACCGAGAATGCAACAGACTTCTTAGCGCCTCCCGAAAACCCCTCTGTCATAGGCTTGCCTAAACTTAGGCGTGTACCCCATTGGCTTTCCTTTTTAGACTTCACCTCAACAGTGTCGCCTACTTTCCACTTGTTCTCTGACTTCGCATTCACCTCTCCCGATGTGCCGTCAGACAGGGTTACTTGCTGCTTGTAAAGCGTGTTGCCCTGATACTCGAATGTTCCCGCAGCTTGTGCGGATGTAATAGTTATACTCATGTTATTTCAAATATGGTTAATGTTGTAGGCTTTTCTTCACGGATGTAACGCTGCAATAATTCCACATCGCACCCCTCTGTGATGAACTCATCCAAATACTCGTAAATGTAAGGGGATTGCTTTTGAATGTGCGCCCCTGTGTGGTCGATGCCGTCCTCGGTGTACGTTATAACATTGTACCCGTTGTCTTGAACCCACTGCCAAAAATCATGGGTGTCGATAGCAGATAACATACCGTCTACTAGGTATATCTGCCGTGTGTCTTCGTCGTAATAGTATCTCATAACGTCTCTACCGACCTTTTAGTGAAAGCGAACTCAAACGAACCTACACGCACAACCCTCTTTTCTGATACGGGTTTCTTAATAGTGTAGCCAAGCTCTTTTAACTTCTTAATTGCCGACTGCTCTGTGATGACTACTTTCGGGGTTGCTTGCTTTGGGATATACACTGCACCAACAGCTTTCGCTGCCTTCTGAGCGTCTCTCTCCCTTTGAATATCAATCGACTTCTCCAAAACCCGCCTTGTTAGTATTGGTGTTATGTGTTGAGTGCCAATCCACTTACTACCCCTTCTTGACCTAGTATCAACCAACCCCATTTGAGATAAAGCCAACGGAACAGTGGCGTAGTTGTAGATTTTGCGCTCCTTAATAAACTTTGTCAATGGCGCATAATTTGGCTTACGGGAGAACTCCTTGAATGCTTCCGTAGCTGCTCGTATATGTTTTTCTATCATAACAGGCACAAAGTAACGCTGTCACAGCGAGACTACCAAGAAAGTTTTGTCATTCTTTTGTCATACGACTCCAGAACTCTTTAATAGATATAGGAGATTCTATCTGCTCTGTGCCGCCAAAGGGCATATCTAAGTACACCTTAGTTACAGTATCGTCGCCAATCGCACCTAGAACAATGTCTTTGCGAATATAGGCTGTCATTACACTCTCTTCGCCCCCGAGCTGTTGAAGAACAGGGTCGTCGAAGTCACTCTCTACGGTAATCACTGGGATTTCAATCATCATAAACTCATCATTTCTGTAAACGGTAGCCGTCCGTTTTCCAATATAATACCACTCCCGATAGCTGGCTTGGGGTGGTGTTTAGCGTATGCCTGTGCGTAGCTCTTTCTGTCGATGCCACACCCTACTTGCATACCAAATATCTTAAACTTAGAGCCTACTATATACTGCACATAGCTATCTGTATGCCAATGCCCACAAACTGTACTATCCATATTCTTTCTTGCCCGACTAATCGCTCTACCGCCTCCGTCACCATGGACATACAACACCCCGTCTAACTCGTAACTCTCCACAAAATCCCAATTAGGAACTTCTAATACGTCCTTGTAGTCCTTAATCCACCTCTTAGGGATGCCCCCTGAGAACGCCTTACGCATGATAATACGGTCATGGTTGCCTATTAACACCTTTGCGTTTGGAAACGCCTCATACCACCTCTTTATACGCTTTATAGCCAAGTCTAACTCGTCGCCACCCCCCATGCCGTCTGGATCGGTTTCGTGGAAGCTGGAGAAATGTGCATCAATCACATCACCTAAGAATACCACATCAGTAATATGGTGCTTGTTAGCTAGGTTCTCGTTAAACTCTAAGTAATCGTCTAAGCAGAACGGCTCGTGCAAGTCTCCTATGCACAATACGTTTCTATTAAGATATTGCCCTACGTGGGCTTCGTTGCCACGCAGAGACATGATA